GCATGTAGCCAGGACCCGTCGGCTGGTTATTAACCAGCAAGACGGGAACTTCGGACTCTCCCTCAAGGCCATGTCTGGCCCGACCACTCCTTAGTAGGGTGATCCCCACCTAAGTTTCATGCTTGACGACTTAGGACGTCCAGAACGTTCTAAGTGCTCGCTTGAGACCATGGGGGGTGAATCCCACGGGTGCTCGTGTTCCCTCGCGGGAACCGAACTGTCGGATGGATACCAGGGGACTTGACCCCTTAACCAAGTATCCGTGTCCAACTTAAGCAAACACTTAAGAAGGGCATCAGGCCCGTCTAGAGGATCTCTAGGGGGTTTAGACTCCACAACATAGCCCTTGACTAGAGGACTATGGAGTCGTGGGTGCATCCGATCGACTTGGTAGTCGAGAAGACTCACCCTGCCCAACACGGAGGACCCAGGATGAATAGTCGGAAACCACGTTAGCAGTTTCTCGAGTTTCCCATCCAGGTACCTTGCCGTCTTCCAGTAACCACTCATGTAGAGTTGGTTCCGAAGAGACGATAAGGACTCCACCTCCGTAGCGTCCTGCCATCGTGCAGGGAAATCTTGCCGGACACGTACAATGCTAACGTCGTGTCCATTAAAGTACTCCCTGCCACAAGACTCTCTGAACTTTCCAGTCCAGAAAGACTTGCTCGTCCCTACTCGAGCACCAAAATGCTCGAGAATACGAACGATGGAGGTCACTTGATCCACAGGGACAATTAGATCGTCCCCATAGACGCGCACCGAGTCCGAAAGCTGATGTATACGCTTTCGGCAAAGTGACTCGTTAAGCGATCTCTGAATCCCTATGAAGATCAATGTAGTAAAAACCATTGCTTCAATTGGGAAGCAAAGTGCTGAACCCATTGACGCGAACTTACTCAGACGAATCACTTCGCCTGTAGGAAGTTCTGCTCGACGTGAACGACTTGCATCGACTGCCGCATGGAGATGCGGAAAGTCGGACAACATCGTTCTTACGAGCTGATTCGAAACACGATCGGAAGCATCACTCAGGTCGAGTGTTGCGGTTCGTTGATCAAGCGAACCTAAACGAGCAAGTTCCTGATTAGGAACCTGATCGTCA